ACAGTTCACGGATAGGACAAACGATGGCAAACTATAAAATCATCAGCGAGAATTGCACACTCGGCGCACAAGGCTCAAACATTTCAGGTGATGATCTTGAAGGTTTGAATGTTGATGCGCTTGTTGAAGGTGGACATTTGGCTGAAGTTAATGTTAAAGTTTCCAAACAAGAACCAAAAGAAAGCGACAAATAGTTATGGCAGTTTTAGTTTTGACAGATGCTTCAATCACAGTGAACGCAATCGCCTTGAGCGACCACGCCAACAGTGTGACATTGAATTACGAAATTGACAGCGTTGAGACAACGGCATTCGGCAGCACAGGACATAAGTTCACTGGTGGTTTACAAAACAATTCGCTTGACATTGAGTTTATGCAAGATTTTGCAGCAGCAAATGTTGAAGCAACTATTTATCCACTTGTTGGAACGACAACAACTGTTGTCATTAAACCAACATCAGCAGCAGTAAGTGCCACGAACCCAAGTTATACCCTGACTGGGACATTCCTTGCAGCACATACACCTGTGGCAGCAGCCGTTGGTGAGTTGGCGATGACAAGTCTAAGTTTCGCTGGCGGAGTTTTAACAAAAGCGACATCTTAATAAACAACAATTAGAAGGAGATCACAATGAAAATTGCGTTAAAAGTTGAATATCTAGACGGCACAGTTGAACCTGTAGAAGCGGTGTTCGCTGACTTCGTTGGCTTTGAGAGAACTTGGCAGCGTAGCGTTGTTCGTCTTGAAACAGAGATGCGCCTAACCGATCTTGCTTGGCTTGCTTGGTCTGCTCTCACACACAGAGGCAAAACGAAACTGAAGTTTGACCCTGACTGGATTGCAACAGTCGCTCAAGTTACACCAGCAGATGAAGGTGATTCCCCAAAAGAATAAAGTTTGGTGACGATTCAGCGCATTGGCTGATCGCTCACCTAGCGCACGAGTATCATATTGCGCCATCTTTATTGCTCGCTGAAAGCGAAGAGATGCTTGAAACAATGTTGGCGTATCAGCGTTGGCTTGTTAAACAGGCGAATCGTAAGCGCAGATAGTTGTATGATGTGCGCCTATGGCAAACGAAATTAAGTTCTACGGGATAAACGAAACCCTGTTTTATCTAAAGAACTACGAGAAAGAACTGTTTAACGAGTTCAAAAAAAGTCTTAGCGATGCTGCAAAACCGTTGGCTGACCTTGTTGGTTCTCGTTTTCCTAGTTCACCACCTTTAGAAAATTGGCATAGTTCTGGTGGTCGTGTCGGTGTTAAACGAATGCCACCATATAACTCGTCTGCCACAACAAAAGTTAAAGCAATTTCAGGTGGCACAACAAGGCGTAATGCTGCAGGCGGTAGAGGCATTTTGCGTATTCAGCAAATGGACGCTGGCGGTCAAGTTTATGATTCGGCAGGTAGTGGCTCATACGAATCAAGCGGTTCAACATTTATAAAAAACCTTGATAAACACACAAAAGTTAAAAGCAAGCGTGGCACTACCCGATCTCGTATTATGTTCGGTGCGGTTAAAAACAATCAGGCTATGGTTGAAGAAGCGGTGTTGAAAGTCGTCAAAGAAGTTGATGACCTAACCACAAAACGAATTAACGGACAAGGCATATAGGTAACTGATGGCTGTTGGCATAAACATACTCACCGATTTTGATGCGAAGGGCATATCTAAAGCCATTACCGAGTTCAAAAAACTTGAAACGACAACAGAACAAGCATCGTTCTTGTTGAAGAAAGCGTTTCTGCCTGCTGTTGCTGCGCTTGGTGGTTTAGCGTATGCAGGTTTCAGGGCTGCTGAGGCTGCTGCTGCTGACGAATTAGAGCAAGCAAAACTGGCTCAAACTCTACAGAATGTGGTCGGTGCTTCATCAGCAACCGTTGCCTCTACGGAAGCATTGATAACGGCGATGTCTCGTGCTTCTGGCACGGCTGACACAGAACTTCGTGCTGCTCTTTCCTCGCTAGTTATCGGCACTAAAGATTTGACTAAAGCCCAACAAGGCTTAATTTTAGCGCAAGACATTGCAACAGCCTCAGGGATACCGTTGCAGGCTGCTGCTGATGCGCTCGCTAAAGCATATGCAGGTAACTATAAAGCCTTACAAAAGTTGTCGCCTGCATTGCGTGACCTGATTAAAGATGGCGCAAGCACAGAAGTTGTTTTTGCTGATCTCGCACAAACTTTTAGTGGTGCTACCGCCAATGCTGCTGATACTGCTGCTGGCAAAATGAAAATCTTAAAAAACAATATCGCTGAGTTTCAAGAAAGTTTAGGTGCAGCATTATTGCCTGCTCTTGAAAAAATAACTTCGGTTATGACTGTTGTGTTCGGTTTTATGGCAGACAATGAGAAAGTGGTTTTGGCTTTGGCTGGTGCTGTCGGATTCTTAGCATTAGCAATTGTCGCTTACAACATCGCATTAAAAGTTGCCACTATCGTAAATGTGGCGTTCGGTGCTAGTGCTGCTGCTGCTGCTGTCGCTGCTGCACCACTCGCTGCATTTGCAGCAGTTTTAATTATTACTATTGTCGCCCTTGCTGCTGCTGTCGTTTTGGCATATAACCGCTTTGAAGTGTTCCGTGACATCGTACGAGCAGTCTTTAATGGGCTTATCCAAATCGTTGAAGTGTTCGTAAATCTTTTTGTTGCTGCTTGGAATGTTGTTGCAAATGTCATTAACGCAGCAATTACTGTCGCCAATTTCTTTGGTGCAGATTTGAAAAAACTTGGAACTGTCGGCTGGGTGTCTTTAGGTCGTGTTGGTGAAGCATCACAAATGACGGAACAACAATTAAAGAACCTTGAGCGTCAAGCGTTAAATACTGCTGGTGCGATCAGAATGATTGTTACACCTGAAAAACAATTACAGACACAAGCAGACCGATACCAAAATATGGCTTTGAGTATGGGCAAGTTCTTGGATTACACAGGTAAAGGCTACAAAGAAATTAAAAGTGGTGGCGGTGCTGTTGAATCGGCTGCCGAGAAATTACAGAAATATGTTGATGCGATTAAGGGTGTGACTTCGGCTCAGCGTTCGTTGCGTGACGCTAACAAGGCTGTTGATGAATCAAACCAGACTTTGCTTGAGAAAACTAAAGCACTAACAGAAGCACAAAAGCGTTTCAACCTTGTCACTAAAGGTTACGGCAAGGATTCTAAGCAGGCTAAAGACGCTGAGAATGAGCGTTCTAAAGCAGAGCGAACAGCAGAGCGAGCCAAATATGCGCTTGAAGAAGCGATCTTTGCTGTCAAAGAGGCTGAGCAAGAGTTAGCAAAAGTTCGTTTAGACCCTGAATCAACACCTCAAATGGTTCGTGAAGCAGAAATCAAATTGGCTCAAGCGAAACTTTCTGTTGCTGACGCTACAGATCAGCAGCGTGAATCATCTGATGCTTTGGCTACTGCTCAAGAGCGTTTGAATGAGGCTGTTAATGGGGCGCAAAAAGGTAGCGATGCTTATAACGATGCATTGAAAGAATTAACTGATGCCGAGAAAGCACAAAGCGATGCAATCTATGCGAGGGTTCAAGCGTATGAGCGTTTGAAAGATGCCACTGATGCTTTGAAAGAAGCAGAGAAACAACGCTTTGAGGCTGGCTTAAAGATTTCTAAGAAAGCAAAAGCGGAGGCTGACGCAAACGCAGTGGTTGTTGTTCCCGAAACTGCCACTGGCGGTGGCGGTGGTGCTGGTGGCACGGGTGTTGATTTCGGTTTCGGTGAAATAACTTTTGAAGATTTAAAGAACATTCGTGTTCCTACGCTTGAGGAATTGTTGGGTGGCGGTATCGGTGTGTTCGCTAACGGTGGCATTGTGACGAAAGCGATGTTGGGTCTTGTCGGTGAAGCAGGCGCAGAAGCAATTATCCCTCTTGACCGTATGGGTTCTATGGGCAGCACTTACAACATTCAAGTCACGGCTGGTATGGGTGCTGACGGTAAAGATATTGGCACACAGATCGTTAATGCTTTGAAGCGTTATGAGCGAACGAACGGTGCTTTGCCTTTGACGGTGGCATAAATGGCTACCACTCTCGCTTCAGGCGAGCAGATTACAGTTCTTGCCGAAGTAGGTTTCATCACGAACTTTTTTGTGCTTGACGATGTTGATGCAGGTGTTTTAGATAACACAGAGTTTGTTCTTGACGGAAACCTTGTCGGTGTAGATATCACCGAATACTGTCAAGAGATTTCTATTACTCGTGGCAGACAAGATCAATTCGCACAATTCAACGCAGGTCAATGCTCTATCAAGTTATTGAATAACGACAGACGCTTTGACCCGATCAACGAGGCTTCACCTTATTGGGATACTGCTGCTGGTCGTTCAGGTGTTGTGCCACGCCGAAAAGTTACCGTCACTTCGGGCGCAAACTATTTATTCACGGGGCGTATCACCGACATAGATGTTGTTTATGACCACAACTTAAGCACGGTTACGATTACAGCAGCAGACGATTTCGTGTTGCTAGCAAACACAGTTATCCAAACTGACACAACGCCATCAGTTGAATTGTCGGGCGCACGAGTCAATTATCTTTTGGACTTGCCAGAGATTGATTACCCTTTAACAACACGAAACATCTCTACTGGTTTGGCGACATTAGGTGCATATCAGATTAATGCGAACACGAACGCTTTAACTTATTTACAGCAGATCGCTACAAGTGAGCAGGGTGCTTGCTTTATTGCTGCGAATGGTGATCTAACTTTTACTGATCGTCTTGATGCTTCTTTTGCGACTATCGCAGCCGAGTTCTCTGATACAGGTTCAAACATTCCCTATACGGCGTTAGCGGTTATTTACGGTCAAGAGTTCCTCTACAACCGTATTCAAGCAACGATTCAAGGTGGCACAGTTCAGATCGCTGATGATGCTGCTTCACAAACAGAGTTCGGCATCACCACTTATTCGCTACCCGATCTGCTACTTCAATCAGATAGTGAAGCCTTAACTTTGGCAAACTATCTAGTTGGTTTGTATGCGAACCCTCAGTATCGTTTTGATGATCTAGGGCTGGTCACTTCGGCTATGTCCGCACCTAACCGTAACGCTATTAACGCTCTTGAATTGCAAGATGTTGTTACCGTTACCCGAACCTATACGACTGGTTCACCTCTTTCGGTTACGGAGTATTATGCGGTGGAACGGCTGACGCATTTGATTACGGCTGGTGAACATCGGGTTACTGTCGGCTTGTTTAATACCGAGATTTTGTTTGAGTTGATTCTTGATGACGCAATTTTTGGTGTGCTAGATAGCACGAATGCGTTGGCGTAGGTTACACTAGGCGACTATGGCAAGACAGACCTTTACCGCAGCGCAGGTGCTAACCGCAGCACAAATGAACACACTGCAATCATCGGTTTGGTCAGATGATGTAAACGCTCAAACAGGCACTTCTTACACACTTGTTTTAACTGACGCAGGCAAACAAGTAACAATGAATAACGCTTCGGCAAGCACTCTTACAATTCCACCTAACGCTTCTGTTGCTTTTGATGTCGGTGTAAGAATCGTTGTCATTCAGTTAGGTGCAGGCGCAGTAACCTTGACGGCTGGCGCAGGCGTAACGATCTCAACACAGGCAACATCACTTGTGATGGCACAATATCAAGTTGCTACACTCATCAAGCAGGCAACAAATACTTGGATTGCTAATCTTGGTGGTTCTGGTGCTGCTGCTGACAGCGATCAAAATGTTTTAGTCAGTCAGATTTTTAGTTAAAGGACAACAATGGCAACATTCACAAAATTAGCGTTACAGCCAGCAGGCACAACAGGCACAGGTTTGGCGATCAAAGTTGCTGCGACTGCAACTGCTGGCACAGCAATTCATACCGCATCAACTACGACCACAACGATTGACGAGATTTGGTTGTATGCGGTGAACAGTTCGGCTTCGTCAGTTAAATTGACGATTGAATGGGGCGAAGCAACTGCACCCGATGGCAACATTGAATTAACAGTTCAACCCGAAGCAGGTCTTGTGACTGTAATTCCAGGTTTGTTGTTGCAAGGTAACGCTACGGCGAAGGTCGTGAGAGCATTTGCGGCGACTGCGAATGTGATTTGTGTTCACGGTTTCGTTAATAGAATTACGGTTTAACTATGCCGAACAGGCGTGAACTTGGCTATGTGAGCGCAGGCTCAACTTCTACTATTGTTGCGACTACTGGTTACGGTGTAGCAACAGGTGGAACTTCGTCAAGTATTACTGTTGGTGGTCAGAACTATACGCTGCTGACATTTACGAGTGACACGAATCTTGTTGTTTCTACTGCTGGTTTGTTTGATGTTCTGCTTGTTGCTGGTGGTGGCGGAAGTTCAGGCGCACGAAGCACTTTTTTGAATCGTGGCGGTAGTGGCGGTGGCGCAGGTGGATTGGTTCAAACAACGGTTTATTTGACCGCAGGCACATACGCAGTTGATGTCGGTGCAGGTGGCACAGGTGGTGCAAACAACGCTTACGGCACAGCAGGATTGGGCTCTAGTATCGGCACGATTATTGCAGTTGCAGGCGGTGGTGTTGGCGGTAGTGGCAATGAAGACAATATGAATGTGACTGCTGTAAATGGGCAAAACATTCGTGGTGGTTCAAACGGCGGTAGCGGTTTCAATCAAACAGCAGCAACAACAACCATTGATGGTGTAACAGGTAAAATTGGCGGAACACAAACTGGTGCTGGTGCAGGCGGTGGCGGTTATTCAGCAGCAGGCGCAAACAATAGTGGCGACAATGGTGGTGCAGGCGGCAATGGATACGATGTAAGCGCTTTTATTGCTGGTTCTGCGCTTTATAAAGCAACGGGTGGCGGTGGTGGCGGTAATGGTGGTACACCAGGCGCAGGTGGAAATAGTTCAGCAAATAGTAACGCTGGTTCAACTGGTTCAACTGGCAATTCTGCTACTGCTAATTCAGGTTCTGGTGGCGGCGGTGCGGCTGGTACTGGCGGTGCTGGTGGTTCGGGCATCGTGTATGTCAGGTTTAAGGTTTAATTATGAGCGCACAATATTTTGCACAAATCAATGACAATAATATTGTCACCGATGTTCGTGTAGTGCAAAGAGAGTTCCTAGAAGCAAACCCGCAACGCTACACAGGTCGTTGGGTTGAAACCTTTTTTGATACGGCAGGCAAAACTTATGCTGGTGTCGGTTTCACTTATGATGAGGTGTCACAGGATTTTGTTGCGCCTGTAAGTCCTGATATCGAGAGTGAGGTTTAGGTATGGCTGCGAGGTTGATGGGTTATGTTTCAGCAAGCAACACACCAACCGTAATTGCACCTTATCCTGATACAGTTCTCGCTGATTATCTAATTATTGCGGGTGGTGGCGGTTCAGGCGACACCACAGGTCCAACTAATGCGGGTGGTGGTGGTGCTGGCGGTTATATAAGTTCTTTAACTGCATCGGGTGGTGGCGCTGCTGCAACGCCGCCTATTGCGTTCAATAAAGGCACAAACTATCCAGTTGTTGTCGGTGGTGGTGGTGCGGCATTGGCAAGTGGCACTAATTCAAGCATTGCAACGCCTTTTATCATTGCTGTTGGTGGTGGTCGTGGTGGTGGTACGACTGCGCCTGCAACTGGTTCTGTTGGTGGTTCGGGCGGTGGTGGCGCAAATGTTTCGGCTGGCGGTGCTGGCACAACTGGTCAAGGTTTTGCGGGCGGTAACGGTTCAGGCAGTAATGTTTCAGGTGGTGGTGGCGGCGCTGGCGAAGCAGGAAACACCGACGGTAACGGTGCAGGTGGCGACGGTTTAGCAAATTCAATAACGGGTACAAGTGTTACTCGTGGCGGTGGCGGTGCAAACAATTTCGGAAATCAACCAGGCGGTGATGGCGGCGGTGGCGGTACAGGCGTAGCAGGCACGGCAAACACAGGTGGCGGCGGTGGTGCGGGCAGTTCAGGTCAAGCAGGCGGAAGCGGCGTAATAATTTTGCGATATTTGACCAGCGCAGGAACAATAACAATCGGCGCAGGTTTAACAGGAAGCACAGCCACAGACGGTTCATATACAGTTGCCAGCATTACCGCTGGCTCGGGCAATTTAAGTTGGGCATAATGGCACATTACGCATTTTTAGATAGCAACAATGTTGTGGTCAAAGTAATTGTGGGCGTTGATGAAACAGTTACACAAGATGATAACGGCACACCTGTTGGCGGTTCAACTGAGGCATGGGAACAATTCTATGAGAACCAACCGTGGCACTCAGGGCTAACTTGTAAACGCACTTCATACAACGGCAACTTTCGTGGCGTTTACGCTGGTATCGGTTACACCTATGACGCTGTGAACGATGTGTTCGTAGCCCCACAAGCCCCAGAAGCCGAATCGTAATGTACTCGTTAGTTGATTTCCGACAAAAGATTGTGAGATAATCCCCGTATGCCTGCAACAGATTCATTTTCAAGATTTCAAACTCAAGCGTCTGACCCTGCAACTAACGCAGTTTTGGTCACGCCTTCAGATTCAACCGATTTAACTTATGTTTCTCGTGCCGTTTATGTTGGCACAGGTGGAAATATGAAGGTCACTATGGCGGATTCGGGAACGGTTTTGTTCACGGGTGTGCCTTCAGGTACTACTTTGCCGATTAGGGTTTCTCGCATTTGGAGTACCACGACTACCGCATCCACAATTATCAATTTGTTTTAAGCGCCATGAAAATTGGCGTTTCGGTTGGGGTGGCGAACAATATCGGTTGGTTCGCTTCCATTCTTGCCGACCTGATTGAAATTGCTGAAGATGTTTTTGAGTTTGTTCTTGATTCGTTGACACGAGGCGTTTTAGATAACGACATTTTGGGTTAGTCATGCGAATACCTAGGTGGGTTATACCTTTGCCTGCAATTTTTCTTTCGTTTTTTTCTATTTCAGCGAAAGCCGAACCGATATCAGGGTTAAACGCAGTTGGTTACAGCATTTCTGCTATACCTCCAATTCGGTCTGATGACGAATATCCGACTTGTGGTAGCGAGTTAGAAAACAATATCAATCGCAATTTTAATGGAGAGCCGTTTCAGCAATGTGGCAATGATTTGTTTATGATTCATTACACGGGCTACATCACGATTCCTGAAAACGAAACAATCAAATTTATGATTGCAGGAGATGACGGTGCAACCGTAAAAATTGGTACAGAAGAATTTGGTACTTGGAATGACAAAGGGTGTTCTTGGTCGGCGCCAACCACAAGTAGTTTTCCTGCCGACTCGTATGCCTTAGACGGTTGGTTTTACGAACATGGTGGTGGCACTTGTTATATGTTGGCTTGGAACATCAACAATGCAGGGTGGGAAATTGTTCCCGATGATGCGTTTACTACAACGGCGGTTATTCAGACGACTACTACGACTACTCCTTCAACCACCACAACGAGTACGACAACAACAACAACAACACAACCACCAACATCAACGACCTCATCTACAACAACCCTTCCCATATCAACGACCACAACCACAGAGCCAACTCAGACAAGCACAACCACATCAACTGTAGATACCACGACAACGACAACCACAACAACTTCAACGACTGTTCCCCAAACGACAACAACGACTGAAGCCCCTTATACACCGCCTCAAACAACGACAACTACTCCCACCAACTATTCTGAACCCGTAACAACCACAGTTGCACCCGATACTTCAGAACCCGAAGACGAATCCAAAGACGAGACGGCATCTTCTACAACCTATCCTGACGATTCTCTTGAAGAACCTGTTGAGTCAACCAATCCTGAGACAACCGTTCCCGAGAACGAGGATGCGACTCTTCCCGACGAATCAGAACAGCCAACAAACACAACAGAGCCACAGGAAAATACAACAGATACAACAATGTTAGAAGAAAAGGCTTCATCGGAAGAGACAATAACAGAGTCTTCGGAGGAAAGCGTGGATAGCACAATTCCCGAAAGTGAGCCGATTTTGACTGATGAAGAGGTTGCTGAAGTGATTGAAGAGGTGAAGGTTTTAAGTGTTATTAACGATGAACTTTTTGAAGAAATTTTGGATGTTTTGGATTCGGTGACCGCCGACCAAGTGGTTCTTGTTGTTGAGGCTTTGCTGAAGGCTGATTTAAGTGAAGAACAAGTGGTGAGTCTCGCTTCTAGTTCAGAGGTATTAGAGAATGTGAATGTTGAGCAAGCCGAACAAATCTTTGAAAGCCTCAACGAAGATGCGTTGACTTTGGAGCAAGGGGCGGAAATTGTGGAAGCGGTGCAGTCGGCTCCTGAGGCAATTCGTCAAACTTTTGAGGAAAAAATTGATGTGTTTTCGGGTGTTTTTGATTCCTATGTGCCTGTTGGTTCTTTGATTCCTGTGAGCGCCCGTCGGACTCTTGTTGTCGTTGGTGCTGTTCTTTCTATGCTTCCTGCACCTAACCTCCCTAAATTCAGATAAAACTTTTAGAACGCTTAATATGATGCGTTTTAGGAGTTTTTGTGAAGATTTTAAAAGACATTCATAGCCTTATTTGGACGGTGGTTGGCACAGGTTTGTGTCTCATTACCTTGTCGGGCGCTACCCGCCGTTCGGGGCTTTTCATTACCGCTATTGGGTTGACTTTGCATTTTGTTGGTTTATTATTGCCTGAAGATAAAGACTCCTCAGATTAGAAAGATTTTTTATGAAAAAAGCACAGGATATTGCTCAAAGACTTCTATCGCTTTTTATGGCGAACGCTTTAGCGATAGTTACAGGTTCGGCAATTGTTGGCGGTATTCCCGTTTGGAAAGCGGCGGCACTTGCAGGTTTCACGGCTGTTGCACAAGTTGCGGAACGCCTTGCCAAAGCATCGGTTGATGGCAACCTGACTGCACAAGAAATCTCTGATGCGTTTGGTGGTAATGGTAAACCTGTTGCTAAGAAACGACTCAAGAAGTGAGTCCTGTCGTTAGTTCAAGCGCTTTTCCAATCATCAAGGTCAAGTTACCTGCTGATTTAGAAGGCGTTAAGTGGGGGTTTTTGCCTGAATCTTTGTTGAAAGAGATTGAACCTTACGGCAAACTTCATTGGCGGGCGGCTGAATCTTGGGAAGCGATGCGACAGAAAGCCTTAGATGATGGTCTTGATTTTTTTAAACCGACTTCAGCAGGCGATACTTATAGGTCTTATGAGAGTCAAGAAACGGCTTTTCGTCAAAGATATCAACTAAAGCCGATAGCGAATAGTTCGTCACGCACTTTTGAGGGCAAGACATGGTTTCTGAAAAGGGGTTTGGCGCCTTTAGCGGTTCCTGGGACGAGTAATCATAATTTGGGTTTGGCGGTAGATATTCATACTGCTAGTGGTGACAGATTGAAATGGATGCAACAAAACATCGTCAATTTTGGCTGGTCTTGGGAAATGGTTCCAAAAGAACCTTGGCATATAAGGCTAGTTACGGGTGATGAACCTACGGAAGCGGTAAAAAATTATTGGGCTTCTAAAGGGTGATTCTCTATGGATGCGGGGGTCATAAGTATTATCGTTGCTCTCATTGGCGGGTTTTCAGCAATTTTGGCTAATTTGGTTTCTTTCAGGAAAGAGAATAAAGACGACCACGAAACGGTGAATTTGCGTCTTACACATTTGACACAATCGGTTGACAGGGTGGGAGAAAAACTTGATGAACATATCCACGACCACGCCAAGGGCATGATGTAAGGTAGTTCTACCAACTTTTAAGAGGGGTGCCGTGCCTACCCATAAAACTGAACCAAGTGCTTTGCTAATTGAGTTGACCACCGATTTGAAACCTTGTCGTATGTGTCAAGTTTTAGAGCAGTTGCCTGCATCAGAAAAAGATGCTTTGTTGCTCGTTGTGAAAAAGATGCGGGAAAAGAACACGACGCAACATGGTCGTTCACAACACACTTATTCGTATTCGTGGCTTGCCAATGTTTTGACAAAGCACGGTTTTCCGATGGAGAGAAAAGATGTCAGAAATTATGTGACAGGCAAGTGTGAGTGCTAATGAGTTTTGAATCGGAGTTAAAAAACGGTCAGTTCACCGCAAAAGAAAAATTGTCTAAAATTGCGGCGCTTCTTGAACGCTCAGGAATTGATGCCGAAGAAATTGGTCGGATTGAACGGGTCAATGTTTGGCAAGGTTTTATCAAAAACGGGGATGGTGAACCTGAACTTGTTGATTTGACGAGCATTATGTTGTCGCCGTCTTGGGCTGAAGAACCCCAATATCCTGTGGTTCAACCCGCTAAACCAACAGTCATCAAACCTGTTCCTTCAAAACCCAAGATAGTTGATGCGACTGTGACCGTGATTTTGCCTGACCCACAAATCGGTTACCGCCGTTTGGCTGACGGAACAATGTTGCCGATGCACGACGAGAAAGCAATGAATCTGTGCTTGCAGATGATGCGATTCATTAGACCCGACAAAGTTGTGAATCTTGGTGACTTTATAGATTTGCCTGAATGGTCGGCAAAGTTTTTAGTTTTGCCTGAGTTTGTTTTAACAACTCAACCATCCATTGACAGGGCGCACAAATTTTTGGCTGAGCAACGAGCAGTAGTTGGCGATTCGGCTGAAATGGTTTTGATTGCAGGCAACCATGATGCCCGTTTACCGATGGCGATAACCCGAAACGCAATCTCTGCATTGAGATTGAAAAGAGCGAATCTGCCCGACAGTTTCCCTGTTCTTTCAATGGGTTTCTTGTTGAGATTAGATGAATTGAAGGTTAAATATTTGGGTGCCTATCCTGCACACAAGTATAAAATTGCCAAAGGCGGTAAAGGTCAGACTCCGCTCTATGCGATTCATGGCGACAAACTTGATGTTGCCAAAGTTGCCAAAAGCGAACGGCAGTCCTTTGTGCAAGGTCATATACACCGAATTGCTCTTCACTCCGAAACCTATGAAGTCGGTGGTGAAAGAGAACAGGTTGTGGCTTTTTCCCCAGGATGTTTATGCCGTGTGGATGGCTATGTGCCTTCAACAAAGTCGGCTGTAAATGATGACGGTATCCCTGTGACTCGTTTTGAATCTTGGCAACAAGGTATGGCTGTAATCACGGAAACAAAAGATGGATTTTGGTCTTTAGAAATGGTGTCAATTACCGATGGAAAGGCGATTTATCGTGGAAGAGTTTTCACATCTGACGGCAAAAACAAATAAACCAACTTTGTTGGAAGCGGCGTCTGCCGTAGTCGTTTTATGGGCGGATATTTATGATTACAAGCACGAAACTTGGGTTGATTTCCCGTTGGATTTAACGAAATTCAAACCTGCCGAGATGCGAACGATTGGATACCTGATTGGTTCTACGGGTGATTCAATCATTGTTTGTTCCACGATTGATTTGCAAGATGATTTGTGTTCAACGGTCAGCGTGATTCCAAATGGTTGCATAAGAAGCATCACTGTGTTATAGTCGTCGCATTGAATTGGAAAGGAACCAATATGACGGATTGTTTGCATTGTTTAGGGACAAAACAAATACTTGTACCGACTCGGGATGGCACCGATTTCGCCTTATGTCCGAACTGTTTTAAGAATTTACCGAGAGGAAGGCACCCGTCAATAACCGTGCAACACCCCTCGGGCAAGATGATAATTAAACAAACCAAAGGAGAAAAAGGATGACATTTCAACTGTTAGAAAAACCAACACACGGAAGTGTGGCATGGTTACGACAAAGATGGAAGGACAGCGAAGGGCGTTGTGTTTTTGGTGCCTCAGATATTCCTGTGTTGATGAACGCTTCACCTTGGCGCAATCGTGCCGAGTTGTTCATTGACAAAACAACTGAACCAACTTTAAACGAAGAAACACCCGCCATGCGAAAAGGAAACCTGCTAGAGCCAATTTTGTTGGCAGAAGCAGAAAGATTGTTGGGTGTTCCTATTTCAACTCCGTCCAAACAGTACAAGAAAGGTCGGCTCGTCGTTTCTTATGATGGGCTTCCAACTGAGCAGTTGGAGAAACCCGATTTTGTCATTGAGGCGAAAACAACTTCCTACAAGAATGTTGAATCGCTTGAAGATATCGGCATGGATTGGCGATGGCAGGCTTGGGCGCAATCAGAAATTTTTGGTGGCGTCCCTGTGTTCTTCGTCGTTTTTGACCGACGACAAAACATCACGATTCACGAACTGCCCGATAACCCTTCAGCCCGAAATCAGTTGGTTGAAGAAAGCGAATTTTTCGGCAACAGGGTTGATTCAAAAGAACCTTTAACCAATTTCATTAACGAGTTGGATGCCGAGCAAATCGCTCAGTTTTTCCCGAGTACGAAACGAACCGTTGAACTACCCGTCAATGCGACGAATTGGTTGACGGCTTTGGAGATGGCTCGTGAAATGAAAGCCGATGCAGAGAATCAAGAAAAACTTGCAAAGGATGAATTGGCACGATTATTGCAAGATGCCGATGTTGGCACCTTGAACGGAGTTTCTGTTGTATCTTGGAAAGAAACGGCAGGGAGGGCATCTTTGGATGTGAAGGCTTTGAAAGCCGACCATCCTGAGATACACGACAAATACATCAAACAAGGGGCGCCGTATCGCACGATGCGTATGCTCAATTCAAAAAAGGAGAAATAGAATGGCGTTCAATAACAGCGATTACATTGATGTTGCAACAAGAATCGGAATGTTTCGGGACAAGCATCCCGAGGGTTCTTTGCAACCCGCTAATTTAAGTAAACCGTATGAGATTGTGACCGTTGGCGATAAAACTTTTATCGTCGTGGTTGCTTGTGCATACCGCAATCAAGAAGACACCCGACCTGGGGTGGGCATGGCTTGGGAGCCATTCCCTGCAATGAACCAACAGATGAGAGGTTCAGAGTTGATGCTCTGTGAAACTTCTGCTTGGGGTCGTGCAATCGTCGCCGTTTTAGCGGCTGATACCAAACGAGGTATCGCTTCTCAAGACGAGATTGTTGCCCGAAACAACACTCAGTTAATCAACAATGCTTTCCCAAATTCGGTTGAAGTTCAACCATCGGCATCTGCAAGTTACCCGCAACGAAACTCGTCGGGTGGCTCACAGACTCAAGGTGGCGCCTCACCCAAGCAACAAAACTTCATTAAAAAGTTGTGTCAGGATAACAATGTGACTGACCCGATGGCTTTTGTGTCGGGGTTATTGGACAGAAATGTTGATTCGTTGAGCGAGTTATCAGGGCGTGATGCGTCCAAGGTTATTGAAGGTTTGTTGAATCCTGCGGGTCAAAAGTCGGCTCCTGCCGTGACGAAGAAACCTGTAGCACAAACACCTTTGTATCTTCCTGACGAAGAACCGTTCTAAGGTCATGGTGTTGGTGGGTCGCCGTGCTACGACCCACCATCAACCGTTAACCCGACGGATTTTAGGATGATGGACGACAAAAAATTTTAAAGGTAAGTTTCGTTTAGTGTAAGGAGCGGTTCGGTGTCTATTGAGGCGATAAATTGGGCGCTGAACCATGCACCATGCGAAAACAGTACGCAAAAGTTGGTGCTTTTTGCGCTCGCCAACCATGCTCATCCTGACGGAACTTCGGCTTTCCCTTCGGTAGCGAGAATTATGCGGTACACACTTCTTTCGGAGCGGGCAATTCGTTTGCATCTTGCAGGTTTAGAAGAATTAGGTTTGATTGAGCGTGGCGATGCGTTTGTCGTCGCTTCATATATCAATCGTCCTGACCGTCGCCCGCAGAGTTGGAATCTTCGTTTGGACAAGGTTAGCGAGGTGCAACCTGTGCAGGTCGTGAATGAACGGGGTGCATCTAGTGCAGGTAACGGGGTGCATTTGGTGCATGAACGGGGTGCAGGAGATGCACCCAAACCATACATAGAACCATCAATAGAACCATCAAGTGTTTTCATGTCTGAAGCGGTGAATCTTTGTAATCTTTTGGCGCATCTGATTCACGAGAACGGTAGCCGTTTACCGAAGGTAACAAACAAGTGGATTCAGGACATGGAGAAAATTATGAGGCTTGACGGTAGGACACCTCAGCAGGTTGAGATGGCGATTCGTTGGTGTCAAAAAAATTCTTTTTGGAAGGCAAACATTTTGTCACCTTCAAAGTTGCGGGACAAGTATGACCAATTAAGGTTGCAGGCTTCTCGTGAAATGACAAGTCATCCTTTGAGTGGATTGTCGGATTTTTTGGCTGAGTCGTGAGCAAAGTTTTTGACGATGCTCATTATGATGAGGACGATTGGGCGAAGTACAAGGTAATTCGTTGGTTGCAAAAACACGGTTATCGGGCGTGGGTGAATCCTGACCAATATGGAATTGATGTGCTTGCCACCAAAGACGGCAAGGCTTATGCGTTTGAAGTGGAGGTCAAACACATTTGGGTGGATTTTGATTTCCCTTTCAACGAAGTTCATTTTTCTGCTCGGAAGTTAAAGTTTGTTCTTTATCCTGCGGAAGTTTGGTTTGTGATGTTAAACAATGAGTTGACTAATTCGTTGTTTGTTTCGGCTGAGGATTTTAACAATGCGCCGATTGTGCGGAAAAATACGGTGTATTCGTCGGACGAAATGTTTGTGGAGTTGCCTGTAGATTTGGTTCGTTTTATTGATTTTTCGGAGGTTTGATGAAAGTTAAATGTAATTCGTGTGGGCATATTTTTGCGCCTGAACCACGACGAACAACGGGTTGTTTATGCGATAGCGATGCACCGACTTGGATAGGTCTGACGGCTGACGGCAAGTTGATTACGATGAGTTATGCAAATTACGAGACGGTAGAGGAGTGATGTGGAGAAAAGGGAAACTGCGGAGGTGTTGGCGATGTTGGCGTCGGCATACCCCCATATAAAAATTACGAAAGAAACAGCCGAGATTTACCATGATGTCCTACAAGATTTAGACATTGGGCAATGCGTTCAGGCGTCACGAAGTATCGTCAGGTTCTCACAGTTTTTCCCGTCAGCGTCGGAGATTCGTCGTGCTGTTTTGAAGGAAATGAATTTGTTGTCGCCGTTGCCGATTGAAGCATGGGGTGAAGTTATCGCCGTTGCAACAGGTGAGGGATTGAGGAAGACCCACGAGTGGTCACATAAAACTATTGAAGAAGTCGTGCAAGCAATCGGTTGGAGGGAGATTTGTGTTGCAGAAAATCAAGGTGTGTTGAGGGCGCATTTTCTTAAACTTTATGAGAGTCTTGCTACGAAGAACGACCAAGAAATTTTGGTCGGGTCATCAGTTAAAGAATTGGGGTTTGGTGTGAGGAAAGCATTAGGGCGGGCAGGAGCCGAGTGAAGAAACGGGCTAAACCGTTACGGCGAACCCCGTTGAGGTCTAAATCATCCCCTAAACGCTCTCCTTTGCGCTCTAAGCGTCGTGTTGACCCCGAATGGCAGAAGGCTAGGAAAGAGGTGTTGAAACGCTCAGAGGGGCGTTGTGAAGCCCGCATCCGAGGTTGCCAAGGGGTCGCAAACCATGTCCACCACATTTTGCGCCGTTCTCAAGGCGGAAAGCATGAAACAGAGAACCTATTGAGTGTGTGTCATCGGTGCCACGAATACATTCATGCGAACCCGAAAGAATCGGCTGAAAAGAAATTTCTCAAAATCAAGAAATATGAGGATGACGAAAACTAACATCCTTGGATGGAATTAGGTCGTTCAAGTTATCAGTTCACTTTGGTGGAAAGACCTTGGACGGTTAACGCTGAGCGAGCGGGTAATCGTTGGGAGCGGGCTAAGAAAACAAAACATTGGCGAGAACAGTTTTGTTTGTTATGTCGGAGTCAGGCACCGTCAACCTTGACTGATGCTGTCGTTGAGGTACGGCTTACTTTGAAGGGTCGGCTTCAAGATACTTCTGCCTGTATGCCTGCCGTCAAAGCGGCGATTGACGGGCTTGTGGATGGCGGTCTTTTCGTGGATGATACGGGTGACCATGTGAAATGTATTGTGTTTTGGGCGCCCGTGAAGGCAAAGGTTGATGCGTTGACAATTTTCGTTGAGGGGATAGAGATGGATAGAGCGGGCTATACTCAACCCAAGTAAATCTCAGGAGGATGTAATGCCAAAACTAGGTGAAATTGATGTACCCGAATTTAAATCGGAAAACGATGAAAGCGATTTGCAAAAGGTGAAGATGTTGACGCAGATGATGAGAGAACATCAACAGTCTGTAATTCGGTTGGGCAAGCAACGAAGAAAAGTGGTGAGGAAACTTCGTTCTCGCCGTGTGCCTTATCGTCAGATTGCTGACTCGTGTGGCGTGACCGACCAAGCCTTGTTCGCTGATTTAAGGAAACACCCAACAGACGAATGAAAAACCAACCAATTATTCAAGTTGATGTTGAAAACGAGTTGCTGAGATTAGTCAATTTGTTGGAACAAGAAACTGAAAATTTTGAGGCGCTCGCCATTGATGGGGCGAAGAAAGAATCGGCGTTCAAAAAAGTTTGGGCTTCAACATATTTGACTGCTGAGGGTTCTATTCGTAATCGTGAGGCGATGGCGGATTTGGGGAATTCGGACGCCATGTTTCAGTACAAGTTGTCTGAGGCGTTGGTTAAAGCCAAGCGGGAGAAACTTTTGTTTTTGAGGACGAGCATTGATGCGTTGAGGTCTTTGAACGCAAATGTGAGGGTTCAAACCTTTGATTGACCGTTTCTTTACTTTTTGTTAAAAACTTGACCTTGGTATAGTTTTGCCATAAGATGAGATTGTCCGAAGGGAGGACAAATGCAAAAACTTGAAAAAGTAATTTACCAAGAGGCTTTACAAAAAGCCGAAGAAGTAGCAAAAGCAACAATTCCCGAACCGATGATTGTCGGTACAGCAAAAACATTTTTCGGCAATGAAATTGATGAAACCAAAAAAACTTATTTCGTGGAAGGCGGTGTTTGCGGATTTGCTTGGATAGTTGTCAAACCCGCTCTCGGCAAATTCGTGAAATGGTTGAAATTGAATCAAATCGGTTACAAAAATTATGGTGGTGGATGGGCAATTCCCGCCCGACCCGAATTTACAAAAAACAATCCACTTGCTCAATCTCTAGCCATCAACGAAGCGTGGGCTAGGGCGTTCGCCCAAGTGTTGAGAGATAACGGGCTTGACGCTTACGCAGAAAGCAGGATGGATTGAAATATCATCGGCGCTACAAACACTTCAACAAAAAAACTCTTCGTGCCACAAAAGAATTGATGAAAAATTGGGGCAACGATGACGAAGAAAAAAACTTGGCAAAAATGAAGAAGTGGATTCGGGAAGTTTCTGAAATTTATCAAATCAATTTCCCGATGCTCAAAATTATCCGCTTGGCAGGCGAGGGCTGTTATTCCCCGTTGCTGAACGAAATTTATATGGCTCGGTTATCAATCGTGACCCTGTTGCACGAATTTCGCCACGCAATGCAGGCTCAAGGTAAGGCACCTCAATTTCGTCGCAATCGTCCTTTGGAAGCCAAGGGAGGGGCTGAGGATGATGCGAGGGCATGGTCATTGAGTCTTTACTACAAAGTTGCACCACGAAGTTTTAAACGCCTTGCCTCGGCAAATCAGATTTATTTCGTAAGTGCAGAGGATGTTTGAAAATAGGTGATTTGACAATCGGACTAAAGGATGGTATAGTTTAAGTATGAGGAAGGGGAACTAGATGCCACAAACAACAAATCAAACACTTCAGCGTGACCGTGATGCGTGGGAACTTCGTCATTCAGAACATCAAACTTGGGCGACTATCGCTCAAGCACTTGGCTTCACTCAAGAGTCTGTAGCCCGAGCGGCGGCACGACGCCACGCTAGACGCCTCGGCATGGTTCCGCAGGTAAACCCGAACCGTTCAAACGCAGGACGCCGAGCGGCAAATTTACGATTCGGTCAAGCAACTCCATTACCGAATGTCAACGCTCCGCTTGGTCAATTTCTTCCAATCAATCAACGAACATTCGGTGTTGAGATTGAGTTCAAAACTGTGGCAAAACATTTTGCCGCCGCAAAAGTTGCTGAGGCTTTAGGTGTCAATCACATTCACTCTTTCGCCTATCACAACAATCGTTGCGAAGTTTGCCATCAGTTAGTTCCGACTCACGAGATTTACACTCAATGGAAGGTTGAGCGTGACGGCTCGGTAACTACGGTGATGGGTGGTTGTGAATACGGCGGTGAACTCGTTTCGCCAATTCTCACCATAGATGGTGACGGACTTCAACAAATCAAAACTGTCACTCAAGCATTAAAACAAGCAGGAGCGACTGTTGACCGACGATGTGGTTTGCACATTCACATTTCTGTCAAAGATTTTGACAACCAACAGAGGGCGAACATCGTAGATTTGTGGGCGCTTCAAGAGCGAGTGATTGAACGCTTCGTTGCCAAAAGCAGAATCAACAATCAATATTGCGCTCGTATGAATCCTCGTAGGGTGGATGATTTGGTTGACGCCCTAAAGCGAGGCAGAAGCGTGTCGGGCATGATAGGCAAGATGCAATCCCTCAATATTCTTCCCTACGAAACACCGAAGAAAACCTTTGAGGTCAGGTTGCACCAAGGTACGCTCTCGGGCAAAAAGATAAACACTTGGGTCAAACTGCTGTTAGCGTTCTTTCAAAACTCGGCGCTGAATGACCGTTTACAAACAGACTTCCCGATGCCCGACCCGAACGATATCAATGTACGACCTTTGCTCGGGGTGTTAGCAGGCAAAGGATTCATAAATCAACGAGATGCAGATTATTTAACCGAGAGAGCAGATGCTCTAGCAAGGAGAAACTAAGTATGTGTGGTATCGCAGGTTTTTCAATAAGCAACAAAGACCACCGCAAACTGAAGTCCCGTAATCTCGCTGAGAAACTTTTGTTAGAGATTGTGGCTCGTGGTGAGGACGCCACAGGAGCGGCATGGACAGAAGATGTCAACGGCAAAAGCGAAGTTTATTTCGCCAAAGAAGCATTGCCCGCCGAACTGTTCGTGGAGTACACCTCGGAGATGATTCCACGATTTACGAGAACAGCAATTCTGCACACGAGGTATGCGACCAAAGGTACGCCAAACAATAACGACAACAATCACCCGATAGTGATTCCAAACAAAATTGTCGGTGTCCACAATGGTGTCATTGCCAACGATGACGAGTTGTTTGAAACAAATAATTGGGACAGAATTGCTGAGGTTGACTCGGAGGCAATCTTCCAAATAATTGCCAACTGCAAAAAACCGTTACACAGACTTCTTGACTTGAAGGGCAGAGCGGCTATCGCTTGGCTTGATGTGGCTGACCCAAAAACTTTGCACTTGGCGAGGTTGGAAGGTTCACCTTTGTTCATTGGTCACACCTACGGTGACTCGCTCATCTTCGCTTCCACAGAGGCGCTCCTCAAACAAGCGGCAAAAGAAGCCAAAGTTTCGTTGGCAACCGTTTGGGAAGTTCCCGAAATGATGTACCTTAAGGTGCAGGCAGGCAAAATCATTGAACGAAAACCGCTCGGAGATAAACCGAAGCAGTTGCCGATTCGCCCGAAGCCTTTTGGTGGTAGGGAGTTGTTCCCTCTGTCGGGCTATCCCGTAAGACCTTACAGACACTACAGCGAACGATAAACCTCAAAGCCGTACACCCGTCGGCTAAGGTTTGGAAATGACTTGGTATTTGAAAGCGTCGTGTCGGGGTATGGATACCAAAATCTTTTTTCCGACGGATGATGAACGCACGGCGATGCGACGGAAACGAGAACGGCAAGCAAAAGACATTTGCGCTCGTTGTGTCGTAACCGAAGAATGTTTGAAGGCAGGAGAGTTTGAGGACGGCATTTGGGGTGGTTTGACCCGAGCCGAACGATTAGGAGCGTCTCGTCATCGGGTGCCGTTAGAACGCCCGATGGCGGTTGCTCAGGTGGAGAACGAATCGCCTTGGGTCATCATTGAAACGAGCGGTGATTACTGTATTTGGCAACGAGATTCTGATGCGACATGGCATGGGGCTGAATGGGCAGTTGTTAAAAACGAACAGATTCTCAAAATTTTTGATGACCTCAATAACGCTTACACGAGTTATGGGCATTTGCTACACTCCTAAACGCCAAGGCGGGGTAGGCTTCCCTTCCCCTCACGGTGAGCGTTTCCTTTCCGCCCCGTGAGGGGCTACCTCCTAAGGAAAATTATCGTGCAACAACAAATTAAAGAAACAAAAATTAATTCTTTAAAATCTCATCCCGAGAATCCTCGGCGTGGTGACATAGACAAGATTGTTCAATCCATTAGAGCGAACGGATTTTTTGGCGCTCTGATAGTTCAACGGTCAACGAATTATATTTTGGCGGGCAATCATCGTTGGCAAGCGGCGAAACGAGTGGGTTTGGAAACGGTGCCATGTATTTTTATTGATGCCGATGATGCGTTGGCTCGGAGAATTTTGTTGTCGGATAACCGAACCTCGGACTTTGGTTCTTATGACACCGACAATTTGACGAACTTGTTGAAACAAGTGATGGCTGAAGATTCGTTACTTGGAACAGGTTTTGATGTGACCGACTTACAGAAGTTGATAGGCGATGTGGTTGATGAACCTAACGACAAACGAAAGCGGAACCTTGAACCTTTTCATAATTCTTATTGGTTGGTGAAGGCGCCGATTACAAGTCAAGGCGAAGTTACCGAAAAGTTGAGTATTGCTTTATCAGGTTTGGAGGGTGTGGAGGTAGTCTCCGCAACTAACTGATGAGACGCCAAGTGATGACGGAGAACTCACATCTCCGCACAAAAATCAGGATTCGGCAAGACGCCATCAATTTGATTGGCAAAGATTCAATCAATGTTCTTGATGCGTATGCGGGTGAGGGCATCGTGTGGAATCGGATACGGAAAGAAATGCCCGACATAAAGATAACGACTCTCGGGATAGAGAAACGAAAGTATTTGAACCCCGCAGTCATCATGGGCGACAACCGCAAAGTGATGAAAGGTTTAGATTTAAACCAATTTGATTTGATAGACCTTGATGCGTTTGGTTGCCCTTGGGAGCAGTTGGCGATTTGCGCCAAAACCGCAGTTCAAGTGCCTGTGGTTGCAACCCATATCATTGTCACGCTTGGTCCTGTCCCTAAACCGTTGCTTGCAATGGCAGGGATTCCCGACGAATGGTGTGACAGACGAAAGGTTCCGCAAGCCCTGTTTAACCGTTGGCGTTGGGAGTGGTGGGAGAACTATTGCGCCAATCTTGGCTATAAACAGACAAGTTACGAGATTCATTTGGATAAGTCGGCAGTCAAGAGGTACGAACTTTTGACGGCTTGACAATGCTTGCATTGGGCTATACGGAGGTGTATTGTTGCAACCAATCATTATGAGCGCTACAGACCCAACAGAAATATTGAGCCACAAACTCGCAGAGGCATTGAACGAGAACGAGTCGTTGCGGGTTGCTTGTCGTGGTTTAGCAGAGCAGTTGGAAGCGGCTGAAGAAATCATCATGCGTTTGCAATCAAAAGATTTAACTTGGGAATCCCCAACAGAAACGGTGCATCATTTAAATCATCATTAAGTATTTTTAGAAAGGAAATGAAAGGTGAAATTCATTGAGTTGTTCGCAGGTATCGGCGGATTTCGGTTAGGGTTGGAGCGCTCAGGACACACTTGTGTTTGGGCAAATGAATGGAATGAGAAAGCGGGAAGGATTTATGGCAAAAATTTCGGAGAACGACCCGACGGACGAGACATTAAGTCTCTTTCCGAACGAGACATTCCAGACGCAGATATCATTTGTGGAGGATTTCCTTGTGCCACTTTTAGCGTTGCTGGAAAGCGAACAGGATTCTCCTTGGAAGACACTAGAGGCACACTCGCTTTTGAAATGTTTAGACTTGCTCGGGATAAAAGAATACCTTATATCTTCTTTGAGAATGTCAAAGGACTCCTCAACCACGACGGAGGAAAAACCTTTGAAGTCATCCTCCAAGTCTTGGATGACATGGGGTATGACTGTCAATGGGAGTTGCTTGACAGCCAAAACTTCGGAGTCCCACAACACCGAGAAAGGATTTTTGTTATCGCAAATCTTAGAGGAAAACCCCGACCCAAAGTATTTCCTCTCGGAATCCTCAGTGGAAGCGCTGTTGAGAAGAACGAACAAAAACATAGAGGAAGGGAGGGGTTTTTTTCCGACATTTCTCCGACCTTAGACGCCCACTACAACCATACGGGCGGAGGCGCACGACCTTATGTAGTTGAAATGGAAAGCCGTCGTGACAAGGAAATGAGAACTTACGAAAATGGAATTGTGCCAACGATTACGGCGCAATGGGGTACAGGTGGAGGCAACATCGCCTATGTACGCCCGATGTTAGATGTTTCTCGGTTTAACAAAAGCCCAAATGGGCGAATGATAAAAGAACACGACGAACCGATGTATTGCATGACCGCCCAAGACCGTCACGGCGTACAGATTGGCAACGAGAACCTTTTTTGGATTAGGAAACTGACTCCTTTGGAATGTGAAAGACTTCAAGGATTGCCCGATAATTGGACAGAATTTTACGACGATGGAAGCAAGGTACCGAATCATCAGAGATATGAGCGGTGCGGACGCACGGTAACAATCCCCGTGATTGAAGCAATAGGAAGAAAATTGCATGATTCCTACTAACGGATTTTCTTTTGAAACAATAGAAAACTTTGACGAACACATCGCTCAATCAATCCCGAACTATGACCTCTTGGTTCAATCCATTGTTTCTTTGGCGCCATACTTCCTGACACCCGAGCCTGCAATCATTGATTTAGGTTGCTCAACAGGAAAACTACTTGAAGCAATCCCTTTTGAGGGACGGAAACTCGGTTACGACAAATCAGAAAACTTACTACCCACCTCACACGGCAAAACAAGTTATATGTTGAGAGACATAACAACTGTCAGCAGTTTCGTTGATGCGTCCATCGTTTTATCCATTTTTACGATGCAATTCATAGACCGTCAAAAACGCCAAAATTTGTTGAATCAAATCTATTCCTGTTTGGTTGATGGTGGGGCGTTCATTTGGGCAGAAAAGGTTTACGCAGACAATTCGTATTGGGAGCATCTGTTTACTTCTGCTCATTACGATTTCAAACGAAAATCTTTTAGCGCTCAAGAAATTTTAGACAAAGAACAAGATTTGAGGAGCGTGATGCGTTTGCAAACTTCAGACGAGAACAAAGAAATGGCTTGGAAAGCAGGTTTCAGGAGGAGCGCTTTGTTGTGGAAGTTTTTTAACTTTGAATGTCATGTATTCGTGAAAAACGGGATTTAAATTTATGCCCTTGTTGACACAAAACAGCGACTTGAAACCACACCACATTTTTAATTGGACAATTCCCGCTTGGTACATTCGTCGTGAAGACGGCTCAATCTTCAAAACCTGCCCGAACGCAGGCATCTGCGCCAAACTTTGTTACGCCCGTAACGGCACCTACCTCTTCTCCAATGTTTTGAAAGCCCACACCCGCAACCTCATGTTCGTTTTAGAAAACGAAACAGGGTGGTTTGATGCGATGAACACCGAATTGAAATCTAAAAGAATGAAACCCAAACAACCACGCCTTTTGCCTGACGGTTTAAGTTTTGATGACCTTGACCCTTGGATGAGGTCATGGTTTGAATCAGGTCATCCCGCCATCCGCATACATGATGCAGGCGATTTCTACGACGAACATTATCTACGATTGTGGATAAAATTAGCGGAAGAAAACCCTCAACTTTTGTTCTATGCCTACACAAAAGAGGTGGCAATGTTCAAAGCCTTCGGGGTATTCCCAATCAACTTTCGGTACCTGTTTTCAACGGGCGGTTTACAGGACGATTTAATAACCGCCGATGACAGACACGCCGATGTTTTCCCGACACTTGATGCGATGATTCAAGCAAATTACTCAAGCCAAGACGCTAGTGATTTGTTGGCAATCATGTTGCCGACCAACCGAATCGGAATAACCGCCAACAATATCCCTCATTTCAACAAAAAACTTGCAGGAAAAACTTTCAGTGAGTACGGAAAGAAAAATAATGCCACGACCAACTAAAGAACCTCGGTTTGTTTCGTTTCTTTCCCCGATTCCTTTGATGCGTTTATTCCGAGAACAAGAATCCAACGCCGAGATAGCAGAAAAGTTGCAAATCAATGCAACAACAGTTTCAAATTATCGGAACAATAAAGTTTTGATTAGATATGGCGTAGCAGATGAGTTGGCTTGCAGGTTGGGTTTACACCCGTCAAGTATTTGGGGTGAAGAATGGGTGAGAATCATTGAATCTAAACCCCGCACGACCAAGAAAAAAGCGAGGCGTTTGAACTAAGGTCGCTTGTCCCTATGAGGATTCAAGACCTACTCAACGCTCTCAAATTTCTACAAAAAACTTATGTAGGCAGGGGCGACGAAGAGGCTTTAATTCAAACAATAGACGCTCTCAACCGTGAAATAGCGAGACGCCAAAAAGACAAGGCGAAATCGTGAAAGGGTCAATGAGATGGATTTGGGTTTACAGCGTAGATGGCGTTGATGAACGAAACCGTCCCACCAAAAAATCGTTGTCGTGTGAAACAAGCAATCACGGAGGAATCAGAACCTATGTCAGATTCATCGCCCCAAAAGGCTATGTGTATGGCAGGTGTATGTGTTCAAGTCAATCTCAATAAATTTGAAAGACAAAAAATGAGCAATTATCTAAATGTGAATATCCCAACTTTTTTTGCGGGACTTGACTCAGGGTTTCTTTACGACGGTGACCCGTCGCCTAAAAACGAAATGATTCCCGTAGAAGTATTCGCTTTCACTTCTATTCCGCAAAGGTGTGGTTTATTTAGCGTGATGACCGAGTATGGAACTCAACACGCTCGGGTGCCGATTCATTACCTTTGGTCGCTTGAAACCGACAAGTACAGCGCCTACCCGTTGGATTGGATTCAACTTTGGGACTCTATTTCTTATTATGCGTCCGTCACAATTCTTGAATACTGCAAAAATCGGGCGGCGATGATTTGGTTGAAAGACCACACTCAACACCAAGGCAAATATCTTTTCACGATTGATTGGTGTCTCGGTCCACAGTATTCAAACGGATACGGGGAGTACGCCGCAGGGCATAAATGTGGTCATGTGTTTCAGGGCGAAGGTGGACAATATTTCATCCAACCGAATAACCGAATCCTTTGGATGGACGGCGGGAGTTGGATTACGAAAACCTTGGAGAAACCTGATTGGAAGATTTTTAGCCAAGAGTTCTCATGCGAACACACAGGAAGCCGTTGGGTGAGTGAATCGGACGAAGAACTCTATTTTTACACCTTCAAGGAGCGCACCTAGCCCATGACCGATTCTGACCCGAAAGAGCCTGAAATGGCTCAAATGATGGATTTCAGCACCCTTTGCCCGCATTGTTATGGGGCGATGCGACCCGAACACGCCCATTATCGGTGCCATAACTGCGGGGAGCGGGATTCTTGTTGTGAGGGGATTTATTAAAGATTGACATTCGGGCTAAACCTCGCTATAGTTAAATCGTGGACGAGACACGACAGACGATGATTCAGCCCGCTTATTTACTTGGTGAACTTCTTGCCAAAGAAAAAAAACTCGCTAAGCGTTGCCAAAAACTCGGTGTTGAAGCCCCGAAGGTAATCATCTTGAGGCAGTTCGTCCAAAAAATTACCGACGACATTGGTTGGGACAAGTTTGAGCCGATGTTTGAATATGAAGTTGTCGGCGTCAACCCTGTTCTCGCAGGTGGATGGCAGATTGTGGCGAGCGTTCAGCACACAGACATCGGCAACATCGTCAAGGTTGCCCCAAAATTCCAAGAAACTTTCACCCAAAACCTTTTCAACGCTCCTGACACTTGTGAGCATTGCAACAAGAACCGCAACAGAAAATTGACCATCGTGGTTCAAGACGCCGAAGGCAAGATGTTCAGGGTCGGCACAGATTGCCTCAAAGATTTTACAGGACACAACTTGCCCGCCGTTTGGGAAACATTTGAAGACGATGTTGACCTTGAGAACCTCGGCGGTGGCGGTTACAGAGAATATGACTTGACTCAAGTAATCACGCTCGCTTACGCCACTCAAAGACTCAGGGGTTGGAAGGGCGCTCAGACGGAGTTCGGTAAACCAACTTACCAAATGGTGCAAGAAGCCCTCGCAAAATGCACCTGTGTTCGTCAGACAACGGGTTTACCGACGGGTGATTGCCCTCGTTGCCTCATCGTGCCGAACGAGGCAGATGCAGAGAAAGCAGGCAAGGCGATTGAGTGGATTGCCCAAACAACTGAAGAGACGGGCTACATCGCAAACTTGAGGGTGGCGGTGTTGACTCTCGCTTTCAAGAAAAACTTCCCTCTCATCGTTTCTCTCATCAGGGGTTACGACAACTTCATCAATGGTGAGGCTCAAAAAAAGATTTGGGAAGCCGAGAAAAAACTTCGTGACGAGGCTAAGGCTTTAGAGGTGAAGGTGCCTTGCCCTGACGGTAAACAGCGAATCGTCGGTGAGATTGTCAAGTTAGGTGTCAGCGAAAACGCTTACGGTGTTCGTCAAGTGATGACGGTTAAGGATGCGAAAGGTTTCAAGGTGTGGGGTACGGTGCCTACCGCCCTTGCTGACGCTGAGGTTGGCGACAAGGTGGAGTTCAACGCTGAGGTGACCCGCTCGGATAAGGATGAGTGCTTTGGTTTCTTTAAGCGCCCAACCAAGGCGTTGTTAAACGGTGTCAAGCCCGTTGAAGGAAAGGTTTTGGTTGATGCGACAGGCGGTGACGAAGAGTTCTGAAGACTTGACTTAGGTTTAGTCATTAGATATAATGAAAGTGTCCGAAGGGAGGGCAAATGGTTGAAGGGATGACAATAAAGGATTTCTTTCAATGGGGCGTTTACGAAGGCGCCAAAAAGTATGACAAAAAAATGCTCAAGAAATATATCAAGTTTTATTTTCTTGAAAAGAAGTATGAAACTTACGAAGAAATGATGAGAGCAAGATGGGCGTTGGAAGTTTACAGCAAACTACTTTTACCAAAGGCGGTGATTTGAAATGACAGACCTTCAATGGTTCGTTACTTACGACCCGATTCAAAACGCTTGGATTGGCACAGGCAAAACATTCACAATCGGGGAGCAGATAAAACGCTTCTACGAACGAGAGGGCAATTACAAGAATCGTGACGAGTGGCGTGTTTTCTTACAAGCGTTTACTTTTTACAAGAATCAGGCTTGGGAAGAACTCAGGGCGCAAAGCGCAGAGTTTGACGCTTTGGTTGAGAAGTTGCACCTGAAGATTCTTTACAACAAGAAACAGGAGTTGGGCAAATTGTTTGATGAACTTGCACGACTCGCAGATTTAATCAACCAACCGAAGGAGGGGCAATAATGGATAAGGCAACATTGGAAGGTTTGATAGCGTCGGTGCCGAAGAAACCGAAACAACCCGAGGGACACGAAAGCAAATGTTTGTGTGGGCGATGCGAAGCATGGGCTGAGGCTCACCTTGATTGGCAACACGAGATGCTCGCACTCGGACACAACCCGTTCGCACGACGATGAGCGACTTAGTTGATTTTTGGCTGTTTGCCTTGCTGACGAGTATCACCTATTTTGGTTTCACTTTAGGTAAGATTTCGGAATTAACGAGGGTGACTAGAAAGGAGAAGCAGGTGCAGGAAACCGTTGACCGTGTTTTCGGTTTGGAGATTAAACCGTCAGGGGAAACTAAGGTTCTTGACTTGACGGGTCGGGAAGTTGAGGTGTTACAGGAATCTATCGGCGGTTGGATTGAGGGGATAGCGCTCTCAGACAATGCGATGATGTGGTGCAATGAGGACGGTTACCGTTTGAAGTTGTTACGCAACTCGTTCGCTGAGATGATTTGGGACGCCTATGTTGACCGCAAAAACCCGATTGTTGGCACAGTCGTGTTGACGGGCGGAGTTGACGAAAGAGGAGAATTGTTTTCGTTGACTAAGAAACAGATAGATAGAGTAGTAAACGACATAAAATTTATTCAAGTAATTCAACCATTGAAAGGAAATCATTCAAATGAGTTTGGAATTTATTAGTAATCCAAAGTTGGTTAAGAAAAAAAATTATATCCAACAATTCGTGGAAGAGTTGAAGAAACATCCGCTTCAATGGGCATTGTTGAGAACAAGCCCTGAGAAAAGCCAATATTGGGGCAACCGTTTCTCAATGGAGTTAGGCACTTTGAAGAGAAGGTTTCCTGATGTTGATTGGCACAAAGCCGAAACCGATGAAGCATGGCAAATCGTTGCTTGGTACCAACCCGAGGAGGAATGATGAAAGTTAAGGATGCGATTACTTGTTTGAAAGGGCTTGACCCCGATGACGAAATTTTGGTTGATTGGCTGAATCGGGAGGTTTTTTCTATCCAAATTGTCGTGGATGGTGAGGTGACTCGTCGGACGCCGACGGAGGCTGAATGGCAGTTGGCTTTGAAAGACCTTGACTACGACGATTACGGGCTTTTGGATGATTACATAATTAAAGTCATGGGGGAAAGGTTGAAGAAAGTTTTTGAGGAGGTTGACAATGGTAAAGAAACCTCACGCTGAAATTCCTTGTGACGGGATGGACGGCATTTGCCCTGAGGTTTTCTCGGCTCCGCACCTTGACCTTAAATCGTTTTTTGAGGAGTTCAGGTTGGAAGGTTGGCGGAAGAAAAACGGTTTCAGGTATTGCCCGAACTGTGTTGAACGAGAGAACATAAAGGTGTTTGTCTGATGCGACGACCTGACCCAAATTTTTTGGCGGCGAAACCTGATTCTGCGGTTATCGGGAATCCCACAGTAGAAGAACTGAACTTTACTGATTGGTTGAACTACGGGATACAACACAACTATTGCGGAACCCTAGTCTGTTACAACCATGATGGTGTACCGATGACAGTAGAAGAAGAACAAGACGAAGAGCCATGCGTCCCAATTCTCAGAATTTATGACACAGTTGAACAGAAAACTGAGGTAGAAAACAACCATTCACCGTCAATATGGCGACAAACCAACCTCAAACACACCACAAAACACACCAACTAAACCCCACTCAACACACCAAAACAACACCAAACAACAAAACCAAACCCACCAAACACAACAAAACACCCAAAAACCACGCCTCCGCACACGATTCAAACGCTCGTTTTTTTTGGTGGTTTGTGTCAGTATGGGGTATGTCTAAATCTTCGGGTCGGCTGATTTGTCCTTGTGATGTTGGGGTTTTGCCGTGTCATCCTGTGTGTGACGGGAATGAGGATGATGATGATGATTGACGAACAGGTGTTCACTCGCTGCTAGGTTTTTTGTCGTTTTTGTTGATGCGACGAAGTTTTTGTGCTAACTTCGGCTCTCATTATGGCAAGACCAGCGAAACTCACTCCCGAAGTTCAGGCACGAATTGTTGAAGCGGTGCAGGCAGGCAACTATATGGAGACCGCCGCTCAGTACGCAAATATAGGGCTTTCTACCTTTTATCGGTGGATGGCTGAGGGTGAAGGTGAGAAGGCGCCTAAGCGTCAGCGAGAGTTTAGAGAAGCGGTTTTGCAGGCGAGGGCGCAAGCAGAGGTTCGTAATGTAACTCTTATTCAGAGAGCCGCTAATGATGGCTCATGGCAAGCAGCGTCTTGGTTCTTGGAGCGTTCTTTCCAAAACAAGTGGGGTCGCACAGGGAAAGTTGAGTTGACGGGCGCTAATGGTGACCCGATGAAGGTTGAGGTTTCGGTTGACCAACTGAACAACAAAATTGAGGAATTGCTTGCTAAAGAATGATGAGGGATTAAGCGGGGAAGCGAAACTTTTATCTTTTTTGCGTGATGCGACGAGTGTTGAACGCAAAATTTGGTTGTCAAAGTTAAGTGTTGAGGAAAGGCAAACTGTTCACCAACTTTTGCGCCGTGTGGAAGAGAATCCTTGGACGCAATGGTTAACTGACCCTATCGGGTTCGTGGAACTCGGGTTGAAAGAAACGCTTTGGTCTAAACAGCGTGAAATTTTGATGTCGGTGAGGGATAACAAGAGAACTGCTGTACCTGCTTGTCACGCCCCAGGAAAAAGTCATTTGGCGGCGAGAATCGTTGCTTGGTGGGTGATGTGCCAACCAACAGGCACCGCTCAAGTGGTGACTACAGCAACATCTTTCAGACAAGTACGCAACATCTTGTGGTCACACATAAGAAAACTTCATGCGACACACAATCTGTCGGGTGACTGTCTCACAGTGGAATGGAAACAAAACAACAGCGTCGTCGCCTTCGGTTTCGCACCTGCACAATACAACGAGACAGCCCTACAAGGCATCCACGCACCCAATTTGCTTGTCGTGGTAGATGAGGCGGGAGGCATATCCCAAACAATCGGAAACGCCCTAGAAGCCCTAATGACGGGCGGTAACACACGCCTACTACTCTTAGGCAACCCACCAACCGACCAAGAAAACTCATGGTTTGAACAAGCCTGCAACAGCGACCTCTACAACACAATCAAAATCAGCGCACACGACACACCAAACTTCACCCACGAAGACACAGGAAACTGCACAACCTGCCCAAAATCGGTACCAACACACAAAGTATCAACACATCTCGTAGATGAATCATGGGTAAAAGATGTAATCAAAGAACTAGGCAACGATTCACCCTTCGCACAAGCAAGAATCTACGCAAACTTCGTCAAAAACACCACAAACCGAGTAATACCCTCAACATGGATAGAAGAAGCCTCAAAAAACCTCTCACCCGCACACGACACACGAATCAGACTCGGAATAGACATCGCCTCAGACGGAGGAGACGAATTCGTAATAGCACGAGCCGACGGATACACCGTAACCATCGCCCACACCTCAAGCGGAGCCGAAAACTCCAACGCCGTCCAAGTAGCCCAAGTCTGCCTACGACACATCCAACAAGCCGAACACGACCTAGCAACTTTACATAACAAAACCGAACACCCGTTCGCCCCCGAACACCCGTTCGCCGCCGCCGACCCACAAAACCCATATAACATAAGGGTTTCCGACCCCACCAAACCCTTATGGGATAAGGGTTTCCGAGGGGGTGGGGGGGCTTTCACCCGACTTTCCGAGGGGGGCTTCACCGATACCGTGTCTGTGAAAATTGATGCGATTGGTGTGGGTTGGGGGGTGGTTAGTTTGTTGGAGTCGTGGGGTCGTGAGGGTTTGCATTCGGCTCGGATTGTTGGTGTGAATGTTGCTGAGCGGGCTGTTGATGTTGGTCGGTTTAGGAATCAGAGGGCTGAGATGTGGTGGAATGGTCGGGTTTTGTTGGAACCTGATGTGGATGGTTTTCAGGTGGTGAGGTTGGATGTTGACCGTAGGTGTTTGGGTCAGTTGGGTGTTGCGGAGTTTGTTTCGGATTCTTCGGGTCGTGTGAAGGTTGTGTCTAAGGGTGAGTTGCGGGTTCGTGGTGTTGGTTCTCCTGATAGGGCTGAGGCGGTTTTGTTGGCGTTGTATGAGCCTTCTCCTTGGGTTGTTCCTGTTGTTGCTCCTGTGGGGTTGGGTCAGGTTAATCCTTGGCGGGTGTGATATTTTTTTGGGATGTTTTTGCCTGTTGATGTTGCGGTGATGGTGGAGATGCGACGGCGAGCCGTCGCTAATGCCGCCGCTAAAAAATTTTTTTCTTTTTCTCGGGCGGGCGTGGGGGCGTTTAGTAAGGCTTCGTTTGGTGGTAACAGAAGTGAGGCAGGGCGATATGCCGCTAATGTGCGGTGGCAAGGTGAGTCTGTTGATTCTGACCGTTCTCGGAGGTCGGATGTTGCACGGGCGAAGTTAGTTGAGGCAGGCACCAAGTTGAGGAAGGCTTTAAGTGTTGATAGGGGGGCGTATTTGGCTCGGGCGAAGGAGTCGCTCAGGTTGATGGGTGTTGAGGAGGAGGTTACGGGTGAGGTTGAAAAGTTTTTTGATGATGTGAGGGATGAAACTTTGAGGGCGTTCGTGAAAGCGGAAACAAGCATTGTTGCTTCGTTGGATGGTTTGGATTCGGATGAAAATTCTCGTTCTACCCGTTATGAGACGGAAATTAAGAACGCTCAGAAGGCTTTTGTGGCTTTGGCTAACAAGTTTGAGAAAGAGTTACGGAGGATTGACCCTAATGCGTTTGTTAATCCTGATAACCCGTTTGGTGTGGAAGCGAAAAGGTCAAAAAATTTTTTTCCGAAGCGTTACCCTCGCAGTTTGAAGGGCAGTATTTTGTCGGTTTTTGATGGGACGATTCGGTTGATTGCTACCGATTTGGAACAGGTGGCGAAAGATGTTTATGCGGTGGAAAAGGCGTCTTTTGGGGGTAATCGGAGCGAGGCAGGCAGATATGCGGCGAATATTCGTTGGCAGGGGCAAACAGTTGACGACCCTTCTTTAGTGGGGTATAGTGGAGATGTGGACGGGAAGCAAAAAAGCGAACTACACATTTTGGCTTCAACGACAGACACAAAACTTGCTGAACTAAACCTCAAATTGCGTAGAACGGAAGATAATTTTCGTGACTCTGTTGAAGTCATCAACAGATTGGCAGGCGTTTTTGAAGAAACAAACTTGAGGCAATTTTCTCGTGAATGGTATCAATTCATGTCAAAACAAGAACGAGACAATTTTTTCAATTTTAAAAGAGCAACACCCGAGGAACGCCAACGATTGATTGACCTCGCCAAACAAAACGCTAAACCCTACGACCTACAAAATTTAGAACGGGTCTTAGAAAACATTGCTTCACAGGAAACCGAAATTGCCCGACTCAAAGCCGAAATCGCACCACTAAACGACCTTTTCCAAGCGAATCAATGGCAACGATTCTTCCTCGTCACCAACACCAACGGTCATGTTCACAGAAGCATGAATTGCTCAACAACCTACGAAACAACCGAATGGCGATGGTTGCCTCACCTGAGCGGTTTAACCGACAAAGAAGCAGTTGACGACCAAGGCGGAATCCTTTGCACACATTGTTTCCCTGACGCACCATCGGATTACACCTCGGGTGAAAGCAGAGAAAAACGAGAAGCACGAGAAAAACGAGCAGAAGAAAAAAAGATTCGTGATGCAAAAAAGTTGGCGAAAAAAATTACTGCCGACGGTTCCGATGTTCGTTTGACAGCAACAAGAACAAGAACCGACTACAGGACAGGCACACCATACGCCCCGACCACAACAATCTCCTCCATCACAGGGGCGAAAGAGTTCCTCAGGGATGCGATGGAGTTCAAGAGACTTCCAAAACCGCCTTTCGTGAATTGGTCGGACGAAGATTGGAAAGACGGCATGGACGGTTTACACACCGACGAGAATGTTGCCCTGATAGCAGGTTTGCTCTCCGAAAAAACGGGTGACCCGATAGACAAGATTTTGGATGATGCCGAAAAACGGGCAAGGAAATACCGAGGAGAATAATGATGCGATTACCACGAGAAGCAGAAATCAAAATTGAGATGCGGAAAGCATCGTTCGGTGGTGACCGCTCCGAAGCAGGTCGTTATGCGGCAAATGTAAGGTGGCAAAATCGTGAAGGTGAGCAGTTGAAGGAGTCGGGAGAGAACACAACAACACCAAATTTGACGGCACAATCAGGCAAAGTAATTGACATTGAAAAAATTGCGCCTGATAAACGCAACGAGATTCAAGACATTAAAGAT